CTAGCTACAGCATCCTGAATAATTTGTTCAGTTTGTTTTGAAGTCCTTGGCATTGTTGGCCCACTTGAACACTTGGCTCAAGTTATTCTGCAGGATCAAATTCATTTGGATGAAATGCAGCAGATACTTCTCCAGGTCTTCTCGTTTGGCATTTGGAATATCTCGCTTCATACGCTCCACCCGTAGCTGCTGCTCTATGGAGAGATTGAGATTGGGCATAGGCGGTAGTTCGTCCATTGCTCGATTTGCGTAGCTCGCTCCTCACAATAGTCAGGGGTGCCTTGAAACCAAGTTTTCCAGTGAAAGCTGCCCTTTTCGTGGTTACAACGCTTACAAGCTGGGACGATGTTGGTTGCTAAATCCTCACCACCTTTAGTTTTGGGGTGAACGTGATCAAGAGTTAGGTCACTGCTTTGAACCCCGCAGTAGGCACATTTACAGCCAAAGGCATCTTTGATTGACTGTCTCCATTGCTTAACCGCTTCACGACGCTGGAGGGCTTGAAGGTTCGCCATAGCAGCCTCAGGGGTCATATAGACAAAGCCCCCGGCAGGCGAACGAATCACCATACCGAGGGCTCTGCTTTGTACATAAAGGAAGGATTAGTTCCTAAGCACTAATATAAGACCTAACTTTCTTCATATCGACTTCTGGCAAAGCAGAAATCATTTCGGAGATAGCAGAAACATCACCACCGTTAAGAGCAGTAATGCCTTGATCTTTAAGGAACTTAATTGCGTTTGCAAGGTCAGATGCTTTTACATCATCACGATTCAACTGATCAATAAGTTTGGTGGCTACCAGACGGTGAAGAGAATAAAGATCACCTTCTGAAGCCAGACCTTCAGTCTTATTTAGAGACTTTTTTGGAGCGGCTGCCATAAAGAACTCGGAATAGTTTCACTCCCAATTGTATGAGACTGTTTTCTTTCAAACGAGAAACAGCAATAAGTTCAGAAGCAGCAAAAGCACTCAGCCAAAGAGCTGCTTGCACTGAAGGATCAGAGAGGTCCATAGGAATAATTAGGACGGTTTCTTGATCAAGATAGCCCAACCCGACCCAGGACCTTCAACAAGCCACCTTTTATTCCAGTTCTTTTGGCTATAAGCCACGCCTTTACCCTTCGTGTGGTTGACATATCCTCCACGGACCATATCGGCCTCACCATTAGGGTCGTGATGTATCCAAGCACCTTCTGTGTAACCAATGATCACACTGTAATGCCCAGAGCCGCTAGGAGCCCCTACAAGGCCCTTGTGGAGCCATCCGACTACTACAGGCCTACCAGCGTCTATCTCGCCTCTGAGGAGCTCTGGGGTGCCGTTCTGGATGAATTTAGGATCTAGTCCAAGGTATTTGAGGGCCTTGAGTTGAGCATCGGCGCTTGTAGAGTCCCCATAGCGTGCCCTGAGCTTGTTATACGCATCGTCACCTTTGATCTTGCCGTAGTAGCTAGCCACCATGGCACAACTAGAGCTGAAACACTCCCGATACCCAGTGGGTCCATTGTCTAGTTGGTACTCGTAAGGTACCTTTAGCAACTTTCCCGCTTGTTGTACCTCCTGCTTTGGCCGTTGACGTTGAACAAGTGTTATCAACTTTGCGGCATAAACAGGATCTGTTGCATATCCTTGTTTTGTTAATTGTTGAGCTGCTTCTAACGTCGTTTTTGCGTTATTAATTCCACTGTATTGTTTGTAATTTTTGTACCACCTGGTAACAAGGTATTCAACACACTCTTTGAGAGAACCAAAATTAAGAAACCCGTCCCGAACAGAAATAGGTACTCCATTTACATACTCCGTGGTGTTGACGGAAGAACCTTTACCTTTTAAACCAAAGTAATTGTGAGTGCCTGATGTGGATCGACCCCAGTTACTTTCAAGAGCCCACTGAGCAGCTACTAGCTCTGGAAACTTTGCTCCAGCTTCACGAGCAAGTTCTACTACACCGTCCCACGAGCCGTTACTGGGAATTGTGTTCTTTGGGCCTGATCGCCACAAATCAGAAAATTTTGCCAAGATTCCAGGAGGCGTATTGTCCTCTAGGAAATCCAAAGCAAAGTTTTGATGTTCTTGATCGCTGTAGTACTTAGCTACGTCACGAAGAGAGATGTCGGCCATTGAGAAGAATCCGGTCGAGTTTCTCGTCGATGTGTTGAATCCGCTGGTCAATGCGGTCCATCATCGGCATGAGCTCGTCCTTTCTAACAAACTCTTTGTGAACCGTCATCTCTACTTGGTCAATACGACGGTCAAGCTCTGAATGCCGCTTATGTGACCAAGCAAAGGTACCACCAGCAAGACTAGCGATACCAAGGATTGTGGACAGGAGAAAGGAAGGATCCATTAGGCCATACCGCTAAAACCCTTCTTCATTTTGTAAGCCAACCGAACAGCTTTTACATCAATAGAACCAGGACGGTATTGATGTCCAGAAGGGAGCGGTTTGGTTTCTTGGATGGAAGGGAGGTTGGGACCACTGCCACTAGGCTTTTGACCTTCACGTTTGATTTCAAATGACGGCATGGTTATTTACCTTTGGGTACACAGTTAGGAACAGTTTTGGTACCTTTCTTTTTGGTACCAACCATTTCGTAGCCTTTCCAGCAGGGTCCTTTAGCCATTAACCTTCTCCTTTAACTTTGGTGTTGTATTTACGACCACGCCAAGAAAAGTCCTGACGACCAGACTGACGAGCAGCAGCAAAGGCATCATCAAACGAACCTTTATCTGCTTTCATTTGCTGATCACGAAGCTCCATTTGCCGTTTACCTTTGGCTTCGTTGTAATACTCCTGCTTCATTTGAGAAGTCAGCCCAGGAGCCTTTGCAGCACCAGCAGAAAGACCAGCAGCGGCTGCAGCGAGATGAGGCAGGACCATGGACAGACGAGACAACATACCGCCTCCAGAAGCCCCTGCAGCGGTTCTAGCGGCCCCTGAGGTAGTCACAGTGCCAGGCATATTGGCCCGAGGCAACCGAGCCGTTTGCATAGGCCGTTCGTTACCTTTAGGGGTCGGAAGATTACGACCTCGTTGAGTGGCTCCTTGACCTTCAGGAGCGTAGCGACCCGCATTACTACGAGTCTGTCCGCCGCGTTTAATAGGCATAATAATTACTTGGTTTTATAACCTTTTTTCATCTTGCCACCCTTTTGGATCTGTGGCTTACCTGCAGCTTTGGCTTCTTTAGACCAACGCTTAGCAATCTCAGGATTCTGAGAATACATATAACGCATTTGTTTTTCGGAACTAAACGGCATGAGGTTAAAAGAAACTCTTTAAAAATGTTACTAACAAAAACAGCCCAGGTTACTAACCCAGGCTGCAAATAGAATTAAAGGTTTTTAAAAGTTTTATTTACCCTGACCTCGATAAGCTTTTTGACCCTTTTTAGGTTTGCTGTTTTTGCTAGAACCTTGAGTCGTTTGCTTGGGTTTAGAAGGAAGGCGGACTGGTTTACCGCTCAGGGTTTTCTTGCTTACCACGGGACCCCAGAGGCTTTAGTGGGTTGGCGTTGCTCATCAAGCTGAGCTTGAAGGGCTGCGTGAACCTCTTGGACCTTTTCGTCGCCAATCTTAGGCAGCAGCCACTCCATGACCACTTGGTCCTCAGTCAGCTCGCTGAACGGAATCAGATCGCTTTCAGGGCGCTCAAGGCCAATAGAGCCGTAAGCACCAGCACTGTAGGTATCGTCTTTGGCATCCACAGTGTAGTGAATGGTGTAAACGTAACCATCGCTGGTTTCGCGTTCAAGGTTTGCAACGCGCCAAGTAAAAGAAGTAGACATTTGGGTAAAAACGTTTCTGAATTAGTTTAAGGGGTTTAGTGAGTAGGACTAATCAGCAAGCCATCAACACACAGGGCACGCAGTAGCTGCCATCCTCGTAGGTGCAGGTGACGTGAGTGCTGGTCACCTTGGCGACGGTCTTGCTGCGGATGATGTCGTCGTCCTGAGGTTTAGCAGTGCCATCACCAGCAGACATCAGCAGGTCGCCGCGCTGCACCGTGACATCTGCGGCAATGCGAATGATGAAGTCACCCGTCATCGCGCAGTAGAAGTCATCGGTGAAGGTCTCGTCATCGTTGTCCCAGTCAACAAACACACCAGCAACATTCGGATCGCCTTCAACGTCGGAAACCTTCATGCGGTTGAGCTGTTCATTCGCCTGATCGCCCCATTCGCACATTTCATTTAGGTTGCTCAGCACAGTGCCGCGCAGGATGTCTTCGCGCCCACCGCCAAGAAGTTGGGACCAGCGGGAAAGGTGAGCACCATTAAGTTGAACGGTGGTGCCAGATACGGAGATGGTGCCTTCTACTATTCCGTCTTGGTAAAATTCAACAAGATTTCCATCATTTGTAAGTCGGTTAATGTGTAAAATATTTCCTGCCGACCTTATAAAGTCAACCGCTCCAACAGTTCCTGATGCTCCATAAAATACTGCACCTGCTGCGCTAAAGGATGTGTCGGTTTTGCCTGTGATTATATTGCCACCATTCGTAATCCTCATCCGCTCCGTCGGGCTGCTCGCTCCATCGGCGGTAGTGGAGAACACTAGACGCCCCGGCATGTCGTTTGTGCCAGGTGTAGCATCTACATAGCACTCAATTTCAGCGGCGCGAACAAACTTGGCACCGTCATTACCTTGATAAGTGATTCCGCCAATGCGATCACCACTCTGAACCACAGTATTCCCGGTTCCACGAGAGCGCCCAAAGATAAAACGTGGTCCATCAGCATCATTTGAGTTGCGCGTAACAGAAAGACTGCTAGTTGGGGTGGTGCTTCCCTCTACTTGGAGCAATGGATCAACACCGCCTTCAAAGAACCCAGTACGCGCAGTATTCGTGCCAACTAAAAGTCTACCTGCACTGTCGCACCTGAATCGCTCGGAAAAAGTAATAGCATTTCCGGCAGTGCCAGTTGAAGCACTTGCCTTATAAATTAAACTGCCCGTTGCAGTATCAAACATCAACTGCTGAGCATAATTTCCTGTCTTTTTGAAATTAGCGCCGGTGCTCGTAAAGTTATTTCCTATGTAAACAGAGTTCGCATCTTGGTCTATGGAGCCAACCGCACCTAGCGACAATGTGTTGTCAGGCGCATTATTGCCAATCCCTACACGCTGTGAGGAGTCAATAGTAAGCGCATCCGAACTACTAGTGCCAAGACGTAATTCCCCGGAACCCGATGATGCACGAATCCGATGGATTGCACCAAGAAACGCACCAGAATCAGCGCTAGAAAAAATCAAACCACGAGCGCCATTGTCACTAGACGCGCCCATGTAGGCATAGTCGCCAGCGGCATCTGTACGCGCCAGATGGAATTTATAGCTAGGGGAAGAAGTCCCCAGACCTAATCCGGTTGACGTAAGCCTCATGGCCTCTGACCCACTTACGTCAAAGCGGTGATAACTAGCGCCGGTTCGGTTTGCTACCCATGCAGAGCTTGCTCTGTTGTAGTGGAAAGTGGCATTTACGTTAGCTGCGTCGCCAGGGTTGAACTCGTAGCCTTCAGCTCCCGAATTAGAGATTTGAAACTTTGAGACAACGCTCGAAGTTCCCACCCCCAAGCGGCCACTGGAGTCCAGGCGCATGCGCTCGGTGTTGTTGGTGCCAAACGCAATCGGACCAGGGTAAAAGTTATAAATACGCGAAACGTCACTTGTGTCTTGGTAAATTTGCAGGCCGTTGGAATCGCCAGGGGCATTTCTTATCCGAAGTGTTCCAGATCCAAGATCTAAAGTCGCGCCAGGTGATGCCGTCCCCAACCCCAAACGGCCACTTGCATCAATAAACAACCGCCCAGTGCCATTAGTTGAGATGGCTACGTTGTTTGCCGAAGGCAGATAAACGCCGTTGCTGGGGGCGGTGCTGCTGGTGGGGATAAAGCTGGCAGCGGTGCTGGTGCCAGTGGTCGTGGTGTTCTGGCTGCCAAAGTCCGGGCTGATCTTGGTGCCAGCGATGGCGGCAGAAGCGTTGATGTCTCCGTTGACGATAGTTCCGTCAGCAATCTTGGCGCT